AACAACATTTCTGCTTCAGCCTGGTGTGCCTCTGATAAATCTTGCACTTCTAATTGCACTTTATCGAAAGCACGCACCGCTTCTGGTACGCCTTCCACTTTCACTTTGCCAGCCATTAAGGCGCAATATCAAGCACAGGCTTTGCAAGGAACGGAAGGGTAACTTCAAATTCAGCGAACGTACCGACCTCGCCACCATACGCAACAGGCACAAGTTTCACTTGCCCTGTAACAGCAGGCGTATCGCTACCAGCAACCGCAGTCTGTCCATGTGCATTTAGCACAATGTCTGCTGTCTCGCCTGCATGATCCCAAAGAAATCTAGCAAGCCCGGTTGCAGTGTAATCCTGGCCTGCACGCATCACTAGCGCGTAAGACTCAGGCTCACTATTAGAAGCAACGTTACCGTCAAGCGTTGGGTACTCAACAACATCGCCAGCGCTAACTTCTACATGAACGTCTGCGGCATCCCCCTGATATGGCGCTGCTGTCCCTGCACCAACCTTCAAGGTAAACAGTGCGGTTTTCATAAACAGGATAGTCGCCACAATCAAACCTCTTGTGTTGTTTCAACTACACCGCGTGAAGCGAAGTACTTTGTTCCACCCATATCAGTAATTGCAGGCCTGCGCCAGGCTGGATGACTCCAATGTTGTAAGCCACTTACAGCAGCATTGCAGATAGCAACCAACGCTTCTAATTCATCAAAAGTAGCAATGCTATCTGCTCTGCCAGCAACCACCCAAATCTCCCAACGTTGGGTACGCCTGCCATTAGCCAATCCCGATACATCTACCCAAGGATCAGCAGGGTAAACGCGCGCACAAGGTGCAGTAAATGCACCCATTCCGTAGAAGGTATTTACACCAGCAGCAGTAAGCGCATCAAGCAATTGCTGCCTACAGGCTTGAAGTGTCATCCTATGCCAGGAATTGAATAGCGAGCAATCAAAGGCTTGACGCCATCAAGGTAGTCTTTCGCTACCTTGATGGCATTACCTTCCAGATCAGCGTACCCAGTCAAACCAAATGTTGCTTCACGTCTTTTGTACGCTTCTGCGCCACCAATCAGCAAGGCAAAATTCAGTTCTTCTTCTGCGCCTGATGGAGACTCAATCACTGCGCCATTCAACTTGACGGTTAGGCCTGATACAAGCGCTTTAGCAACTGCATCTGCCCACGCGGTATCTTCTGCGGTTGGTGTTTTATTCCCAACAAACGTCAATACCTGCGGCCCCGTCAAACCGTACATTACGCAGGCTCGCCATCCTCTGCATAGTCTGCCTTGGTAAGAGTCTGCTCGCCAACATCGTTAGATGTTGGTGCCTCAATACCAGTAGTCTCGCCAGTCTGCTCTTCAGCCTGCTCTTCAGCCTGCTCTTCAGCAGCATCCTTCTTTGCAGACATTGTATCTCCTGGGTTGTAAGTAACTTACAGATTAGACGTTGGTGTAGGTGTAGCGACGAACGCCCTTAGGCTCAAGCACCGCAAAGCCAAAGTACTGCCAAATGGCAAAGACGACACTCTGCGGGCCTTCACGCTCCAGAAGGCGCACATCAAGCACCGCGCTCTTCCACTGGCGAGCATCATTCCTACGCGCAACAATTTCATTGGTGGCTGTCAGAATTGCCCAAGCAGGCTCAACAGGAACACCGCCAATAATACCCTTCTGAAAGCCTGCGCCCTGAAGTTGCCCAAGCGCATTCACGGGATTGATATACGCCAGCAGGGGCCTTCCGTTGGTATCCTCGCCTGCCGTCAGGTTTCCCCAATCGGTGCTATTCACAAAAACACCTTCCGCAGGCAGCATGCGCGCACCAGCGCCACCAGCAGCAGCACCACTGTAGAATTGCGCCAACTTCTGCGCAATGCCCTTGTAAAGGTCGCGCCCACTCGCAGCAGGCGTAGTGCCAGCAGTATCAGCAATTGCACCAGAAGTAGTAAGCGCTTCAAGCACAAGCGCAATTTCACGTTCCGTATCGCGCATCAGCAGTTCGCGCAGTTGGTTGCCGATGATCACATCAGTACCGGGCGATGCACCATCAACCGCCTGGCGACTGACGATTGTCTCGCCACCAATGGTTTTCGGTGTAAGTGTCTTGGGTGCAGTTGTAACGTCAACGTTAGCAACTGCTGCATTCTCAGCAGCCTGCACATCTGTATCGCCAGTCACTGTGGCGAACGATGGCACAATGATGGGATTGGGCGCAGCAATTGGCGTGCTGGCAAAGAAGGCTGCAAGCGGACCTGTATATGCAATGTCAGGCACATACAAATCAGGGTAGTAGTTGGTGGGATAGGCACCAGCAATATCGCTGCTGTCAACCGCGCGATCCATCTGTGCAGCCAGATCAAGCACCAATGCCTTATGGCGGTGCAGGCGCTGGCTCGCTGCCACATCGCGATTTGCTGTCATCAGATCAGCAAAATAAGACTGCTGCGTATGCGGTCCGTAAACGCTCTCAGAGCGCGTCACAACCGCAGGATGACTACCGATACCACTCGCGCTCTGCGCAGGCAAGGCACCGCGCTCTGCGTCTCTACGCTGCTCTTCAGCACGCGCAGTCACAATCAGCGCATCCACATTCACCAGGCGACCATTAAGCGTGTCAATGTCGCTAGTCTCAATGTCATCAAGCGCGCGATTGTCAGTCTCTGCAATTGCACGCACTGCGGCAATCTGCGAAGTGATAGCGTCACGTCGCTCTGTGAGCGCAGCAACTGTAAGGTTAGGCACCTTTGCTCCTTCTGTGGCGCGTGCCACGCTCCTTAGTGCAATGCGCGCCTGCCTATAGGCTGGCGCATAACTGCCTGCGATTGCTGCAAGCCTGACGCCTGCATAGTGTTCAACTACACCAGCGCGGTTGCGGTACTTTCCTGGCACAAATTCAACGCTTACGCCATTAATGCCAGACTGAACCTGACTCCTAGCTTGCACGGTTTCTGGCACATCAAGGTAATCGCCACTAAACCACAAACCATCTGATCGCTCCTGAGCGCCTGTAACGACTCCTACAGGCACGCCACCATCTGTGCCGTGTCTATTGAGGTACGCGACTCTTTCGCCCGCCTGAATGGCTTGGACAGCCTCAGAGAAGGCACCGCGTACAAATCGCTCGCGCCCATAAGACACATCAATCGCTACGCCAAATGGGACCGCCATACCCTCAAAGCGCGATGGCTCGCCTGCAACGTCCCTAACTTCAATGCGCCCAAGTGAAGTGGTATGAATGTCAGGCACTTACAGTTTCCTTCTCTGCCTCTGCGTTATCGACCGGCGCCGGTCGATTTCCGAAAGACTCCGCTACTGCCTTTGCCCCTTCAATCTGCGCTTCTTGCATTTGATCAATTGCATCGTTTGGTCCCAAGCCTTCTTCTGTGCGCACTTCATCGCCAGTCATCCAAGGCTTGTTGCCAGTTGCAATCGCCCACGCTCTAAAGCGAGACTCTTGTGCTGCGCGCGTCAAGCGTGTCATGTCAATCAACATGAAACGCTCTTCTGGCAGCAAATCAGAAATCACATCTTGAATAGGATCATAGAAACCTGACAACGTGAAGCGATCAAGTGAAAGCGCTTCATCCTGCACGTTGCTATAAGTCATGCTAGAGCCAGGAGGATTAACGTTAATGTAGTGCGATGGAATGCCGAAAAGGTTTGCCACTTCCGCAGCAATGTCACGCCTTGCTTCTACTGCAAGTTGCGAAGATACATCTGCTCCCCAGGGCTGCGCCATTGCGCCTTTGCCCAAAACTGCGGGATAGTCCGGGCCTTTACTTCTCCTATCACGCCATCTGCCTGCAATGGCATCTGCTTGCGTATTGTCAAGTTCCTGTTCAGTTGTAATCTGCGTTACTGGTGTACCGCCTGCCTGCCAGTAACGTGACACATATGCATCTGATGCCCAAGCAGACATAAGTGAATTGCGAGCCATCTGCAAAATACCTTGCAAATGCTCCGGTACGCCTGGCCAGAAGGCAGAGCGTACCGGAATAACTGCTTCACC